GCTTTCTTCTTGTTGTCGTCCATTAAAGTCCTCACGTAATCAATAAGGCCTGACGGCCAACACCTGTATAAGTAGCCAGTATTATTCCACAGCGTTTCAGGATCGCCTACCCCTGATTTGAGATTTCTCCAACGGTATGCCGCAGCAGCCCCTCTAGCGCGGCCTTCACCGTTTGTCGGCGGACCTCGTCACGGTTACCGACAAAGTGCTGGACCTCGCTGAACACCTGCTCACCGACGCCCCAGGCCAGCCACACCGTGCCCACGGGCTTGTTCGGCGAACCGCCATCCGGCCCCGCCACACCGCTGACCGCCACGGCAAACCGCGCCCGGCTTTTTTCCTGCGCGCCTCGGACCATGGCCTCGACCACCTCGCGACTGACCGCTCCGACGGTTGAAAACAACTCGGTCGGGACGTTCAGCTGCTGGATTTTCTGGCGGTTGGAGTAGGTGACATAACCGGCCTCGAACCACGCCGAACTCCCGGGGATACGGGTGATCGCCTCGGCAATTCCGCCCCCTGTGCAGGATTCGGCAGTGGTGACGTGGGCATTGAGAACCTGCAAGCGCCTGCCAAGTTCAGCGGCCAGCTGAGTAATATCTTTCACGGCTCTCTCCTGATCGAGCGGAATGAGCACTACCGTACACGAGCGGATCACGCTTGCAAGGTTCAGGATCGATCAAAATGTTAGCGGGCCAGGGCTCTGACGTAGGCCTGACAGGCCTGCAAGGCAATCAGTCCGCGATCACCGGCGTCGGTGATAGCGATAATTCGTTGAGCATGCGCCGGGTCAAGTCGGGCTCGCGGGGCGCCATGATCCACGCCGCCGGCGCCGGAGGTGGCTGGCACTGCGCAGGTAGAGGCAGCGTCATGGGCATCGAGGAGGACTGACAGGCGCACATCAGCAGTGGCAAGACGATCGCGCAGGCGACTTTGATCATGTTCGGCATCGCTAAGCGCTCGATAATGGGTTTGTTCACTGGCCGACAGTCGCTGCTCCAGGGTCAGACGCCTGTTTTGTTCGGCCTGTTGCTCGGTGGCGGTCGCCAGAGTCAGTTGATTAAGGGTCTCGGCGTGCAGCCTGGCCTGTTCCGCCAGTTGCCGGTCGTAGCGCCAATCCTGAAACTGCCAGGCCAGCGCCGCCGAACAACCGGCCAGCACCAGCAGACCGATCAATCGCCAGCCGATCAGACCGAAGGCTGGCATAACACCGCCCGCGCTCGCGCCCAGAGTTCCAAACGGTCCTGCAATCCGTTCAACCCGCCGTTGATACGGCGAGTGATGCTGTTGAACTGGTCGCGATCGGCCAATTCATTCAGGCCATTCTGCTCCCAGAACCAGGCGGCGGACTCGGCCGCCCATTGCGGTTGCTCCAGCAATTCAGGTAACGCCAACAAACGTTCATCGCCAAACAGGCCGAGACTGCATTGGCGGTAGTTGTTACGCCCAGTGATCTGGATCAGGCCTCGGCCACGGTACTTTTGACCGTCGCCGTCGGGTTCCGGGGTGTTGCCCAACCGGGCGGCCAGGGTGCCGGTGTCGTATTTGCTCAGGTATTGGTTGTTGCCCAGTTCACGTACGTACTGCAACTGCCCCGATTCGTGACCGACTTGCGCGAGGAAGGCGGCGATGCGTTTCGGGGTGTTGATGTTGCGGTGGGACATAGCGGTGTTGAGGGCGGAAATGAAAACGCCCGCTTGGGAGCGGGCGTTGGGCATGATGCTTTGTAGTTGTTGCGTAACGATCATAGTTACCCCGAAAGGCAGGCGGAAAAGGCGTTAAAGTTGCTCAGCCAACCAAAGCGGCGCACTGGGTCGATGTTCGGTGAACGGGAAGAAAGATCCTTGTGGCCAGTCTCGCAGTGCACGACGATAAGCCTGCAGTTGGGCGTATTGATCAGTGGTCAAAGTAGTACCGCCGCCATCCTCCAGTTCATCTCTGTCGCGAGCAACCATGCTGTCTGTGGCCGACAGCTGTGCATCACGCCAGAAACGCTCGGCGTTCGCGGCTTCTTCCGGTGCAAGGGGTGGTGTATCGACAAGAACGGGATACCCGTTATCGGCACGAACGGAAATCATCTTCGCGGTGACGGCCAGTTCTTGAAGTAGTGACATCCAGTACGTCTGAGGGATCTCTATGACATCGGAAGGAATATCCGATGTATTGATTCCGGGTACATATACACCACAGGTACTTGCGCTAAACAAAACATTGAACTCGTTCATTCAATACCCCTTGGCAAAATAATAAACGCCCCATCCAGCAGCCGATAGACCGCCCATGTCTCGCACTTTCAAGCGACAGCCCTGTTTGGTGGCACTACCCTGGACCATAATGACCGCCGCTCCATCACCACCCACATGGTTGGCAACAATGGAGGAAAAGGCTGTTGGAAACGAAATGGGGAACGTGACAAACACGTCTCCGCTGGCATCCGTCGTCCCGTAGCCCCATTGATCAATGTTGCCGCTGGAATACTTCTGGTACCCAGGAAGGCCGTTCATCCCGGAGAACAATGAGGTGTATTTCAAGCTGACTGTTCCACCGACCAAACGCCATTGGCCGCCCAGCTTGAGAAACTCTGCGGTTTCCCCCAGCCCAAGAACAATTGAACCTGTCACACCGTTGGATGCCTTGATGGTATCTGCGCCGGGCGCTGCCGAGACCGTAAGTGCTCCCGAGCCGGCATTAACAATGTTAATCGTCGCTGCATGCGCAATGTCGGTCGTCACGGGCAACGTCGCAGTAATGGGCGTACCACTGGAAAAACTGCTGACACCTCCGACATTGGACGCTGTCAGCGTCGCACTCGCGGCATACGATGCAAAACCCGAGAATTGCAGCCCACTTCGGGTTACAAAAGAAGTCGTTGCAACAGTGTTACCGTTGTCGAATTGCGGGGCAGTGACGAACAGACCACTGCTGCGCAATGCCGCAAGAAGTTGATTATTCAGCCCTTCCGTAGGGGTTATTCCAGCGGCCTGGATAACACTTAATACTTCCTGGGTAATGCTATTACCCCAACTCGCCGGAATCAAAGATCCGGGCGCCCCCGTCACAGGGTTTTCATCGACAAACTTCCCATCAACCAATCCGGCGCTGGGTACACTTCTTGGGTAATCCACTGATTAGCTCCTGATCCATGATATCCGGTACCAGCCTAAGAGGCGGTACGACAGCAATTCAGCCCACAAATAAAAACGTCCGCTTGGGGCGGACGCTGAACCTGTCTATACGGTGCTGTAACTTATTCAATGCGACTCCAGTGAATCGGTAAGCCAATGGGGAGCCGCGGGTCTGGCAGGCGTTTGCGGAAATTGGCTCGATTCCGGCCACTCGCGTAACGCCTGGCGGTACTCCAGCAACTCCAAATACTGCTTTGCTGTTAGTGTCGTCACCCGACCAAGGTCTTGCTCATCGCGGTGGCGTGCTACAAGCCATTGATTGGCTGAGAGGCTGGAACGGCGCCACAAACGCTCTCGCATTACCGGATCGTCTTCCGACATATCAGCCGTCAGTGATGAGTCAAAATGAGCGTCCGACGCAACGGGCGGCGCGACACTCGGCTCTATTGGGTTCAACCGCTCTCCCACTTCAACTTCAACCCCCTCGGGGATAAGCCTCATTGAGGTCAGAAACCCAGGGGCAAACAACTCAGTGATCGCGTAGTGGCCAGTGTCGATCAGTTCAGCGACAACCCCTTCGTCCAGGCGTGCATAAACAGCCATTATTCGTACTCCCAGATTTCACAAAAAGCGTTGCCGCCGGGCCCGCTCAGGCACGAAGCCGAAGCATTGGTCGAACAACTGCCACTGCCTCCCGAACCTCGCGCGCCGGGATTACCATTGCCGTTTACCCCCGTGAAAGGGCCGCCACCGTCAAATTGACTGGCCCCCCCGGTTCCAGACAGAAGTCCCCAGTTGGTATTGCTCATCGCATAGCCGCCGTGAATGCCGCGAGCGTTGGCAAGATTGCCTCCTGTTACAGTCAGCCCTCCCATGCCTCCCTGAACAAACCCGGACGTGGTCGCCACGAACGTCAGGATTTGTCCGCCGAAACCGCCCGCAGCACTCATGTAGGTCCCAAAGGAAGCACCGCCTCCCGCAGCACCCGCCCCGTTGCGCGCGGCACCTCCTGCTCCCAATGTAATAGGCACCCCGGCCAGCATTTCAGCGCTCACGTCATAGAGACTTTCGGCATAGGCACCTGAACCACCGCCGCCACCCAGACTTTGATAAGTCGCCGCGACGGGCGGGCAACCGGCCCCGGAACCACCGGCACCCACCAACCGCACGCGAATCCGTTTGGCCTTGGGATTGGGTCGGTAAACCGTGATCCCGACCGTGTCGAATTGCTTGACCGCCAACAGTCGGCCCACCGCATCAGTGATGCCGTAACCACTCAATGTGGTAGGGGTGTTGTTCATTTTGGTGAAATCGACCAATGCGCCGATCGCCAGCGCCAACTGGTCATTTTTGGCTTCGTCTGGTGTCAGCCCAGCAGCCTTGATGACGTTCAGAATCTCTTGCGTCACCCCATTGCCCCAGGCCGCTGGAATCAGCGATCCCGGTGTTCCGACAATGGGGTTTTCATCGACAAACCAGCCGTTGACCAGGCCAACACTGGGAATACTAGTTGGATAATCCACTTTCTCTTCTCTCGCTGTAGGTCTAATAGAACATTGACTATTTCTCGATGGAACCAGGAGCGAGAGGCCAAACGATTTCGGTTGGAAAACCCGCTTGTTGCTCAATGCGATTCAGCTCAACGCTGTAGAGTTTCCACTCCATCAGGGCCAACTGCTCAACGTGAGAGGCATCACCGATATCCTCGGCGTATTGAAGTGGCGCTATTCGCAAAACGGCCTCACGAAGAAGCGTGTCACGCTTGGCCAGGACCTGAACTTTGATGTCGAACAGGCGAGCCACCTCGTCAAGTTTCCAGCCATTGTCATTCCAGACGTAGTAGTTGCCCGGCCATGGTTCGACTGTAAAAACTTCCGGTAACTCTCCGAGTTCACTCCAGACCTGCTGGGCCCCGCCATCCTTGCGATAAACCAAACCGCGACGATCAATCACTTCCCGGGGAACATCGTTCACCAGCGCCCAGATACGGCCGTTTTCCGCAGGCGGGAGTTCGAATGAAAATTCAACGGCATTACTGGGTAATTGAATACCGATACCCGGAGTGACGGAAAACTCTACGGGCCCTGACAAGGCGCCCGAGTTATCTAATAGATAATAAAACATGGGCACCTCAGATAAGTTTTATACGACCGGGATAAGCGATATTGCGTGGCCGGGATTTGTAGGAGTAGAGCAAGGTATTGGCTGCATCCATCTGGAAACTGGTTCCTGCGGGAAAAATGGGACCGCCATTGCTCAGCCCCGCTACATATTGAGGTTCCTCACGGGTATCGGCGCCAAATGCAGTTAGGCTATCGGTCCACCGCGAGCCCACCGCGCCAGCACCATTAGCCCCCATCGCGTAGGAATGAATGGAGCCAGGTTGGAAGGCACCCATTACCCGTCCGGCGTCCACCGAACGCCCCTCGTCCAAAACCCTCAAAAACTCCCCTCGTCCTTCGGGGCCACGAAACGTCAGCGCACCATCACCGGAGGTCCACTTGCCTTCATTACCCGCCCGAGTAGCTTCAGTGCCGAGCATTCCCGACTGCTGTGCGTGATCCCAGAGCCAGGGCCACTCGGCACGTTTCATTACCGTGCCATTGAGCGCCCCATAGCCACCCGGGCTCAGCAGAGTGGTTGTCTCAAAGAACGGACGCCCCAGCGGGGTGTTATCGAATCGCCCGACCGGCCACCAACTGCCGGCACCATCGCTGCGCAGATGCCACCAGTCCCCACTGCCCATCAACACCAGAAACGAATAACCGCCCGCCGATAGATGCGTATGAAATCGGATTCGGTCAGTGC